TATTATGGAGTTGTGCTTGCAGTGTTTGTACCTAAAGACTTAACATTACCTGATGTATCTATAGAGAATAGATCAGTAGTGTCATACTTTATCATAAGTTTAGTACCATCTATAGCAATTCTAAACTTAGGAGAAGTTCCACTTGTATTGCCTAAAACAAATTCAGTCTCTGCGTGAATACTAGCAAACTGTTTAGCTACAGATCCAATATCAACACTATTTGTAGTTGAAGGAGTTATAGCAGTAGCAGTCAAACTTATTTCTTGCGATGGTCCAATACTAGTAATAGCTCCACCTTCACCTGCAGTACCGTCATGACTGTGTCCTGAAGTTGCGTTAAAAGCTGTTTGTATTTGATTGAACTCATCGTTAAAGTCTGCTGCAGTAATAGTACCGCCTGTTACTATTGTAGCTGCTGATTGCCTTGTATAACCTGCCATTGTTTTTCCTTACTATTGTCTATCGGCTTCTGCGTATTCTAATACTGCAGCGTCAAGTGTGAATGTTGGATCTTTACTATCGTTTTCTACTCTTATAGCAACGGTCCTACAAGAGCCTATCATATTCTTTGCATACACTGTATCTATAACATTTACAAAAATTGCATCACCATAGGTAGCATTTGAACCGCCATAAAAGTATGTATTTGCTCCACCAGAAGTAACACTAACTGGAGCAGGTTGTACAGGAGAACCAAAAGAACTTAGTGAACCTGCTTCTAGTAACTGCTCAAAGTCATACTTTAAACTAATATCTAGAGTCATAAGTCCTGTAGGTTGAATATACAAGGCTGCTTTATATATAGTCTTTCTTACCTGTGGATCTGTTATAGGTAAGTTAGGTGATTGATATACGGATGGTATATTAGAACCATCAAAGCTCACACCATCTTCCATCTTATATATGTAACCGTCTTCATTGGCAAATAATATAGTCTCTCTTTCGTTTTCGTATATACCATCTGCTACAAAAACTCTGATACCTAAAGTCGTTCCCCATGCAACTCCTGTACCGCCTTGAGCTATATATTTTGTTGCCATTAATCCTTCAGAAGTTGTTCTATCAAAACCATCTTTATAAGAAAATATTCTATATTGTGATTTACTTCTAATAATAACAGATTCAAACCTAGCTTCAGTAATATCTAAGAACTCAACAGCAGTCCTATAGATCTTATCAGAAGCAACGTCAAGAGCAAAATCACCAATTCTATCTGTTGCACTTAATAGTCTTAGACCGTCTGCAGCAAGATACATGATATCACCACCAAATTCTTGGATAGATCTACCATCAATACAACCTATCTTTTCTGTAATAGGTGTAAGCTGAAAGTCTGATGAAGTGTTACCAGTTAATCTTTTAATAGTACCAGCAGTAAAAATAATTAATTGATCACGGAATACAGACAAACCTGTTATAGTAAAGTCTACATTAATAATACCAGCACCATTTGCTGTGGCAAAATCATCTATAGTATCTGGTGCAGTAAATACTAACTTGTTACCTACAGCATAAAAAGCTGTGTTCTTAAATATAGCTACATCTGTTGCAGCAGCTACATCAGTGCTATCAGAACTATTTAGTGAAATAGCTGAATCATTAGAGGAGTCATAAATTATAGGATAACTATTACCGTCAACAAAAACAACTTTGTCAGGACCGTCTAAGTTAAACTCTGCACTTCTTACACGTCCACCATTTGTATCAGTGCTTTCCTGTAAAAACTGCCAAAAAGGAGTTTCTGCATCTATATTTAAAACAAAGTAAGCTGTTTTAGCATTATCAAATCTATCAAGCTTTTGATGAAATTTAACAGAACTACCACTAGTTACAGTTACAGCTTTACTCAAAGTAATGTTACGCCCATCAATAGCAACAACTTTAATACGTTCACTAAGAGCAATACTGTTTGCAGTACTTTCAAAAGTCATACCTAATTTAATATTGTGAACACTTGTAGTAAGCCTAATAACAAATTTATCTGTAAAGTTTCCTGATACAACTCTTGTTTCTGTTGCATCATCATGGGCATCTATAACAGTTGAAGTTATTTTTCTAGCTGCAACAACTTTATTTCTATTAATAGCTTTGACTGCTAATACTTCTTTATCGCCTGGTACTGTTACAGTACTAAATTTACTATAGCCAGCTATTTTAGCATAGCCACCTTTTCTACTAGGTTCAAAGTTCTGTAGCGTAGTAGCAGAACCGATCTCATTAAGACCATGCTGCAACTGCGACATGTTAGATATTAATCCACCTTTAAACTCGATGGGAAATGTGTTCCAATTTGTAGGCATTAAAAGTGTACTCTTGTATCTCTTACATAATCTGTTCGATTTATGTACAGGCTTCTAAGGTTCTTTAGACTTTGACTAAACTTCTGACCAGCTATTGAAGACGCTTGCATATCACCTTTAAATTGATATACATAAAACATAGCACCGTCAATAATTAAATAACGATACTCTTCTGGTAAGTTAGGTACGTCCGTGTATAACTCCAAATCAGTAGCTACTGTATAATATTCATATATTAGTTCATAAGCTTGATCAGGATTAGGATAAAGTATAAACTCTCTGCTTGGCGCACGAATAATATATAGAGGTACACTTGTGTTAGTGGTGTTATGCTCACTGTCTGCGTGGTTCTCCAGCCACTCTTCATATGCCATTATCTTTAGTTTTTGCGTACTTACATTTAAAGAAGCACTGCGCTTAATCCTAAACGAGTTCATGTTTATTGTCTTGGCATCATAAGGATAACTATATCTAACAGTACCTGCTGTCAATGTCTCTGTTTCTTCTACATGATTCCAAGGCCATTCAAATTCTTCTTGTTGTATATGTCTAATAGAAGAGTTGATAGCATCTTTTGCAAAGCTATAATAACCAGTAGCAGAAGCAAAATTACTGCTAGTTAATTCAACTTCGTTCAATCGTCTATTGACATCATTAACAAGCTCTAGATAATTGTATGCCATTATGTATACCTACTTCTCTTTTGCTCTGATGAATACAGACCGTTCAAAAGTTAATCCACCTGCAGTAGTTATCTGACAAGTAACTCTGTATCTAAGATTATTTGTTCCTTGTGCTAGTCGAGTAGTTGCTACTGTAGTGGTGTTAGTAGCCTGTACAAACTGTAGTCCATTTACTACGTCTGTCGCACTGACTGCTGTCTTTGTTCCACTAGCATCATCTATAAACCAACTAACGCTAGAGATAGTATCTGATCCTAAGAAGCGTGACCAGTCAATGTTGTAGTCAATCGTTTCGTCTGGATCTTTATCGGGCCATTTGTAAGACATGATGTACCTCATAATCCTTTCCTTTTATGCTGCTATTTTAACTGTTGTATTGATCTCTTGTGGTGTAATCTTAATAGTGCCATTCTCAGGTTCTTTAACTAGTAGAGTATAATTAATAGGAACTTCTCTAGTAAATACTGTTGTTTCCTGACCTCTTCCTATAAAGACTGTATTTCTTTGATCTGTCTCTTTAATAACTATAGTAGGTGAAGATGTGCTTTCACTAATTATTACACTATTTCTAACATCAGCTGCAGCTATATGTACTGTTGTATCTTCCTCTGGTATAAAGATTATATGTCTTAGATCTTGTCCTTGTACTAGTATATCATGAGATCTTTTATCTTTTACTAGTACTGTGTCGTTATCATCATCTCCTACGATGTATAATGTTCTTGCTGGACTAAAATCATTAGCATCATATGGGAACGTATTCTCAGTAGTTATAACAGAATCAATATCAATTGTCAAGCCTAAACCTGAAATAATTGTATTATATCCGATACCTATGCTTTGACCATTGAGTGCAAAAGTACCAGCATTAAATACAACACTAAGGTGCTTGTTGATATCTTGAGGTGTTAAGCTAAATGTAGCTACATCTGCAGGAAAACCTGGTAAGTATTCTAGTTCTGCAGATATACCATTTAAAGTAAAACTACCTGAAGGTATTATCTCGTTTATTTGTGCTGCAGAGTTAAAGCCTAAGAGCGTAAACGCTCCTCTGTTAGCATTTACATTTAATGCTTTTACAAAGTCTGCGTCTTGGTTAGTTGTGCTAAACGTACCTGCAGCAGCAGACATTGCAAATAGACGATCTGCATCTCCACCTGTTAATGTAAACGAACCAGTGTTAGAAGCAGAGTTTACTGCAAAAGTTACATCTTGTCCAGTAGTTGAGTAACTTTGTGTGACAGTTGGTAGAAGCCTTACTAGTCCTACGTCCTGTCCTGCTAATGTAAAGCTTGCCTGATCAGCGATAATACTTATATCTAGATCATTGATCTGTATAGTAATACCACCTAACGATAAGCTACCAGTATCAGCAGCTATCGCTAGGTTTTTATTTAGTGAAACATCCTGTCCAGTTGAAGTAAACGTACCATTATCTACACCAAAAGTTTTTGTAAATGATGCAGTAAATCCGAATAAGTTATAAGCAGCACGTAAGTCATTGGAATCAAAAACAACGGCTGTTGTGATATTCTGACCAGTAAGTGTGTATACACTTTCGTCAGCACCTTCACTTATATTGCGTAAAGCATCCTGTCCAACTAGACTGAACGATCCACTTCCAAAACGTATAGTCTGGTCTATGTCTACGTTTTGAAATGCTAAAGTAAACTCACCTCTATTTACAGGATGGCTTGTATTAAATACAGAGGCTTGTCCTGTAAGAGTGTAACTTTGTTTATCAATAGCTGTGTTAACAGCAAAGCTTACATCTTGACCTGCAAGTGTAAACGTGCCAGGTGTGTCAACACTTTCATTTATACCTTTGAGTGCTGATTGACCAGCTAGGTTAAATGTACCACTGTCTGCAGCTATGATGTTTACCTTTTGTAAGGTGACATCTTGTCCAGTTAAACTGAAGCTGCCTGTACCTGCTACTTCACTTATACCTCTAAGAGCATCATTGCCTGTGAGAGTAAAAGTACCTGTAGCAAAAGTCTGTGGTGTAAATGCGAAAACAGCATCTTGGCCTGTTAACGCAAATATTCCTCTATCCTTAACATTAGAGAGGTCAATGTCAACGTCTTGTATTGCTAGACTAAAAGTACCTACTTCAGCAGCAATACCTTTTGCTCTAAAGAAATCAATGTCTTGTCCTGTGGTACTAAAAGTACCGTGAGCAAAATCAACGTTTAAACTCTTAATAGGAGTTATGTCTTGACCATTTAGGACAAACGTTCCGTTATCAGAAAGAATACTTAGGTCTATGCCAAAGCTTACATCTTGTCCTGTTAAGGTAAATGTACCTAGTTCGGCTGATACGGCTTGAGATAATACTGCGTCTTGACCAGTAAGACTATAAGACTGTACACCTATTGGTGCATTAACATCTAAAGATACAGACTGACCTGTTAAGGTGTAAGTGCCTACATCTTCAATTATCTCTTGTATTGCGTTTAGTGCATCTTGACCATTTAATGTAAATGATCCAGCTTCTGCTGAAATAGAAGCACTGAATACAACGTCTTGTCCTGTGAGTGTGTAAGTAGCTGAACCAAACTGTTTAGCAAAGTCTAGTCTAGCGTCTTGACCTGAAAGTGTAAACGTACCATTGTTTACGACTTTTATTATGTCGTTTACGACACTCTGTCCTGTTAATGTGAACGTGCCACTATCAGCAGGAAGACTCACATCTGCGGCTACCGCATTTCCTGTTAAAGTAAATGTACCTCTACCTACAGGATAATTGACGTGATTGGATACTGCTTGACCACTTAGACTGAACGTTCCTTGATCAACAGGATACGATACAGAGAATGTGGCTGCTTGTCCAGACAGGCTGAAGATTGCAGCATCACTAACGGATTCGTTAATACCTTTTAGTGCTGCCTGTCCACTAAGTGTAAACGTTCCGTTGTTAGCAGAATAACTTGAACTAGCAGTAATATCCTGCCCAGTTAAAGTGTATGTCGTGTTACCTGCTGGTATTTGTACATTAAATACAGCATCTTGACCTGTCGTACTTAAAGTCAAAGTATCTATTGGAGATACTACGTCTACTGTTATGGCTTGTTCAGATAAACTGAATGTACCATTATCGAACTTTTCTGATAGTCCGAATACAGCAGCCTGACCTGTTAAGGTAAATACGCCAGGATCACCGACATCTTCTTTTATACCTTTTAGTGCATCCTGTCCAGCTAACGTAAATGTACCATTGTTAGCTTTATATGAATAACTGAAAAGGCTATCCTGCCCAGTAAGAGTAAAGGTTCCTTCATTGACAACCTTACTCAAGGCAAAAGATGCATCTTGTCCTGTTGTGCTAAATGTGCCTTGATCAAAGCCTATAGCAGCAGTAAGACTTGCATCTTGTTCAGCAATATCAAACCCAAAGTTACCTTGATTATTAGTAAGTTGTAAAGTAACTTCACTTACTACGGTTTGTGCTGAAGCTGTAAACGTACCTTGTGCAAAAGATACATTTAAACTTTTAGTAAAATCTGCAGGTTTAAAACTGTAAGCAAATAAACCTGTGTCTTTTAAATTTGATAATCTAACATCTACGTCTTGAATGGTAGCAGTAAAACTTCCTGTACCTGCAGAGATGTTTAAGAATTTGTTAAAGTCAGCAGCTTGGCCTGTTAAAGTATAGACTTCAAAATCAGTTTCACCAAGATTAAGTGCTTTTGTAAATGTTGTGTCTTGACCAGTAAGACTGTAACTACCGACACCACCAATACTAAAGTTCTTTTGGATGTCAACATCTTGTATAGATAATGTAAAAGAACCGTTATTTGCAGATACTATTACATCTTTATTAAGTGTTGCATCTTGGCCTGTTAGTGTAAATGTGCCTTG